GATATCTACCCCGCTATGCGGAGCGCTTATCCCGTAACGATAATTAAGAGCCAATCACTCTTTCTTAGGGTAGGCCACGTTCAACGACCGGTCATCAGTGGCCATGTAACATTGACCAGATTAAGGAGGATACCTCTAATGTCTTCGGACCTAGAGGCGCGAGCCGGGATTTCTTATCTCGGTATGTATCGTAGCTCGAATCCTATATGGAAACGGGTACTCTCTAGCCTGAGTAGTCAGGTTACGACGCCTGCAGTCGATCGCGGATTGGAGGCTCGCGTTGTAGACTGGTACACAGGGCTGGACTACGGAAGGGATAACCGTAGTGTCACCGACTGTGAATGGGTGGGGAAAGGACTTGCCAGATTTGGCTGTCCAATTCATTCCGCCTCAAAAGGTGAAACAACCAGCTTCACCGTTCCAGGAGCCGGAGTCTGCTGCTGCCGAAAAGGCGAGCGTCCGGACCCAAAAACTCACTCCGGAATTCGTACGGACATCGGATTCGTTAGAGGGCGAAAGTCAGACTTACGATCCGCGGTTCATGCAATTGGAGAGGGAGCTCACTCCGGCGGATATCGCCGTGATAGCCCTTTCATTGGCGACCAAGGAACTTCACTACCCGCTTTCGGAGCTATTCGTAGTACCGAAAACGATCGTGGACCCTTCACGACCGTGGCCTACCGAAACGCAGTTTCTGCTGCGATCGGCGTTGCGGGTGGCGGTGAAAGAAGGCGAAAGCCTCTTACAGTGGCTGAAGTGGTTCAGGACGAAATTCATCCTGATCGTTTCAGTGGGGCTCCTTATTTCGATCGGAACAGCAACGTTCTTGAAAGATCAGCTGCATTGGCTGACCGTATTATTCAGGGAGACCGCGGTTTTGATCCCTACGTGGCTGGCCGTCGCGTTCAGCGCGGGGCTTCTGGCCCAAAGACTCGCCTCGTATGGATGGCGCCGCTTGCTACGACTATTGTGGGTTCGCGTTTCTCGAAACCGGTCCTTAAGGGATTGGTACGACGCAGACCGTTTTCATTTGGTCTCCGACAAGTCGAAAAAGCAGCGCTAGTCGAAGAGTTCAAGTCTCGCTTCAGGTATGTCTATTCGCTAGATTTTAGTGGGTTTGACAGTAGTATTCCTGCTCGCGTAATTGATGACGCTTTTGGGATTGCAAAAACGCATCTAAACTTGGACAGTCAAGATGAGTTAGTCTGGGATCGGTACAAGAACGACTTCATCCACTCGCGACTGATCACCAATACTGGTGAGGTTTATCAGGTTCATAAAGGCATCCCTAGTGGTAGTGCGTTTACGAGCATTATCGGATCGCTAAGTAACTTGATTGTACTGAACTATTGCTTGGGAAGAATTATTGGCAATACGCTCAGTGCTGACAGAGTGCAGATCCTTGGAGATGATTGCATCTTCGGGATGAACTCATATGTTCCGTTGGCGCAGTTAAGCGCTGTCGCAGCCGAACTAGGGCTCACTCTCAGTGTGGAAAAGAGTATTGTTACTGACTCTACCCGCGAGGACGCACCTAGAGTGCATTACCTTGGGTACAGCTGGGAACATGGACGTCCTCATAAAGAAATGCATGAGGTCCTATCCGCGTTGGTGTTTCCGGAAAGGCATGCTCCACGTCCCTTGGAGATGTCTTTACTTCGATTGTTCGGTAGCACGAGCAATTCGATCGAGAATTGGTATGCGTTCAGACGAGCGTATCCCAATCCGAATATCGTTGGCGCTCTGTTTGACATCGCCAGGGATATGGGTGCCCTTGATGAATTCGAGCTTGCTGTGCACGACCTTCCCGGTCAACTTAGGTATAGAGTCGCAGTCGAGGGCGACACGGACGCCA